TGATATACTTAGAAAGAAATCCAAGAAAAAATGACAGAAATTACTGAAGAAATGCTGGATGCTATTGAAGCAGTCAAAGGCAAGCGTAATCCTGCTCTGTGGGATAACAGATGCCAACAATATATGCTAAATAACACGAAAGGTACTGTAAAAAAGTCAACTACAAGTTAAACTATTTATAAATACTCTTTTTTCTTTGGATCATGGCATTTTTTCGTGGAGAGGAAGGTTCTGTTAACTTTAAGAACGCTTCTGGTACTACTGAAGCAATAGTCTCAACTACTGGTTGGACTTTAGATACTACAAAAGATACTTTAGATGTAACTGCTCATGGTGCTACATCAAGATCATTTGTTGGTGGACTTATTTCGGGCACAGGAACTATTGATTTTCTATATACAGCAGCAAGTGGTAATGAAACTGCAAACTTATTAGCTGATGTTTTAACAACAGAAGATGCTGGTGATGCACAGTTTGAATTATTTTTAGACACCTCTGGTACTAAAAAAGTAAGTTTTTCTGGAATTGTAACAGGAACAAGTTTATCCTCGACTGTTGGTGATCTTTCAACTGTTTCAGTAAGTTTCATCACATCTGGTGCTATCACCAACGCTGCATAGTGAAACTTACTTCTCGCCAAAAAACTTTATTATCAAAGCATTCTGAGCATCATAGTGCGAAGCATATGGAGTTTATGAAAAGGCGAATGAGAGCAGGAGATACTTTTACTCAAGCCCATAAAAAGGCACAGGCGAAGGTGGGCAAATGAGAAAACGTAAATCTGTTAGTTTAACTTTAGGTAGAGGAGAAAAATCTAAGAAAGGTGGTCTTACTGCAAAAGGTAGACGTAAATACAATCGTGCTACTGGTAGTAATTTAAAAGCACCTGTTACTAAAAAATCAGGTCTTACTGAATCAGAAAAGAAAAGAAGAAAGAGCTTTTGTGCTCGAATGGAAGGAATGCCTGGTCCATTGAAAGATAAAAAAGGGCGACCTACTAGAAAAGCGTTAGCATTAAAACGATGGAGGTGTTGAAATGACTTATGCTGTACCTGGCCCAATTAGAACCAATATTGTTTCATCTACTTCTGTAGGTGGTATTGATAGTCCTTTTACTAGAACTAGAGCAGTTTTAGATATGATGAAAGGATGGGAAATAATGAAAGCAGTTACTGAAGGTACTGAATATTTAAGAGAAAATAGTGAGGCATTTTTACCATTAGAACCAAGAGAAGATTATGATGCATATCTTGCAAGAGTTAATCGTGCTGTATTTAGTCCGTTTACTCAAAGACTAATAAGAGCAGCTACAGGTCTTGTTTTAAGAAAACCAATATCATTGATAGGTGATCCTTATTGGACAGATACATTTAAAATGGATGTTGATGGTTGTGGTTCTGATTTAGATGAATATGCAAGAAGAATATTGATGTGTTCTTTGACTTATGGTCAAAGTCATATTCTTGTAGATTATCCTGCTCCTTCTGGTGCATTAAGTTTGGCAGAAGAAAGACAACAAAATCGTAGACCTTATTGGATAGAAGTTGATCCAAATAATCTTTATGGCTGGAGATTAGATAGAGAATCAAATTATGGGAATCTTATACAAGCTCGAATTGCAGAAAAGGCTGTATTGCCTGATGGAGATTTTGGTGAAAAAGTTTATGACCAGATAAGAGTTATAGAACCTGGTCGGTACAGAGTGTTTCGTAAAAAAGAGCAAATCGAAGAAATGTATGATGTCTCTGATAACAGTGTGACAGGAAATTTTGAAATGGGCTCGGCAGATAAAGATTATAAACAAGTTGAATCTGGTAATTTTTCTCTTGGTGAAATACCCTTAGTTACTATTTATTCTGGAAAAACTGAAAATTTAGTAAGTAAACCACCTTTATTAGATATCGCATATTTAAACCTTGCTCATTTTCAAAGACAAGCTGATTTGATTCATAGTTTGCACGTTGCATCTCAACCAATGCTTGTAATGGAAGGTTATGATGATCAAACTAAAGATCTTGCTATATCTGTTAATTATGCAATGGCAACTCAGCCAGGGAATAAAGTTTATTATGTAGAACCAGCTTCTAGTGCATTTGATGCACAATCTGCTGAGATTAAAGAATTACAGATGCAAATGGCTACCTTGGGAATATCTACTTTAAGTCAACAGAAGTTTGTAGCTGAATCTGCTGATGCAAGACGTTTAGATCGTGTTGATACTAATTCTATGCTTGCTATGGTTTCAATGGAATTAGAACAAAAACTTCAAAAATGTTTTAATTTTTCTGCTGAATATGTAGGTATTGAACCACCAGAAGTAAAAATTAGTAGAGATTTTGATATTGAAAGATTAATTGGACAGGATATTACAGCCTTAACATCATTATTTGATCAACAAGTCATTGATAGAGAGGAATTTCGGGATATTTTAGTTCAAGGTGAAGTATTACCATCAGCGAATGAAGCCAAAACTGAATAGTTTGGTAAGATGATATATAAATACATATATCCTTATGGCTAAATCTTTAGACCATGTTCTGCAATCTGACGGAACTTATAAATGGGAAGAAGTAGAACTTGTACATTCAACTGCACCAGTTGAAACTAAAGTTACTTCTACACCAAAAGAAACTAAGAAAAAAGTTTCAAAAAAGAAAACCACTAGCCCATTATCTGACTAATTCATGGCAATCGAAGAAAAAGTAATTCAGCCTGAGTCTGTGACCAACGCTGAACAGCCTGTGGCTGAAACTGCTTCACAACCAACACAACCACAAGCACCTGATCTTACTTCTATAAAAGCAGAGTATGAATCACAATTGAATGCTCTGAAAAAACAAGTTGCAGAAGAACAAGAAAAGTTCAAGGGTGCAAAAAATAAACTTGATGAAGTTTATAAGAAAAAAGAGGAACAAAGAAAACAAGAATTAGAAGATCAAGGTCAATGGAAAACTCTTTGGGAAGAGGCTAATAAAACTGCACAAGAAAAAGATCAACAGATTTCAAGTTTGTCGCAACAATTAGAAGATATGAAAACTTCTAATGAAGTGGCTTCAACAAAAACAAAGGCATTAGCTGCCATCAGTAATCTTGGTGCTATAAATGCTGAACAAACTTTAGCTTTATTACAAAACAAATTACAAAAAAATGCTGAAGGTAAAGTAGTTGTTCTTAATGGTGGTGTTGAACAAGATTTAAATACTTATCTTTCAACTCTTAAAAATCCAGGAAGTGGTTGGGAACATCATTTCAAGCCTAGTAGTGCTGCTGGAATGGGTGCAAAGCCTAGTCCTATAGCAAATACTTCTGGAGGTCAAGTAAATCCTTGGAAGACGGGCAACCTAACTCAACAAATGCTACTATTAGAGCAAGATCCGCAGCTTGCAGCAGTGCTCAAGCAAGAGGCTCAAAAATAGTTAGTTTCTGTGAAACTAATCCCCTTATCTGTGATTAGGGTATCGCAAAAAACTTTTTAAAGGTAATCTGAATGGCTGCTCCGTTTCAGAATTACTCTGGCGGTGTCCTATTAGCGGATATCGTTAAGAGAAATAATCTCAGCACATATGTTTCCGAAGCTATCAAGGAACGTAGTGCATTTTTAAAATCTGGTGCTGTTGTAAGAAACTCACTTCTTGACGCAACAGAAGGTGGAACAAGAATACAAGTTCCAGAATTTAACCCAATCACACCAACTGAGGAAATCTTAGATGGTACAGCAACATGGGGTACAAGTAACTCTGGTTATTTGACACCACAGAAGATTGGTACAGATACACAGATCGCAACCATCTGTCATAGAGGTTTTGCGTATGCTGTTGATGATGTAGCTGTATTGGCTGCTGGTGAAGATCCAATGGGTCACATCAGAAACCAAATTGCAGATGCTATTAACAAACTAAATTCTGCAAGACTATTCAGCTTGCTAGATGGTTTGTTTGGATCTACTTTTGGACCATTAGGTGCAAACTCACTTGATTTAAGTAAAGGTGCTGCTTCTGGTGCTGATACTGATAACTTTTTGACAGCTTCTACAGTTGCAAGAGGAAGATCACTTCTTGGCACAAGAGGAGATGAGCTAGATACTCTAGTTGTTCATCCATCTGTTGCTTACTACTTATATCAAGTTGGTATGCTTACATTCTCAACATCTGCTCTCACAACTGGTGGTGCAGTAACTTGGGGTGGTGGCGGTGTCGGTGTTAACGAAACAAGCATCGGTCAGTTTGCTGGAATGAATGTTGTTATTGACTCTCAAGTTAATACAGTTCATCCTGGTACAACAGGTCATCAGAAAGAGTTCCGTTGCTACTTAATTAAGTCAGGAACAATTCTTGAAGGTGAGCAATCTCCTCTAAGTATTGAATCAGATAGAAACATCTTATCTAAGCAAGATGTTATGTCTGTTGATTATCACAGTGCTTATCACGTTATGGGAACTAAGTGGACATCTGCTTCAGACAACCCAACTAACGCAGCGTTAGCTAACGATAATAACTGGGCAATCACATACGATGCTGATTTAATTCCTATAGTTGAATTAATCGTTAACTCACCACTTGATACAGGAACAAATCCTTAATATCATTAAAGTGTGGTCATTAAACCTCATCAATTATTGGTGGGGTTTTTTCTTTACGCTACAATAAAACTAAATTACTTTATTAATCGTGGCAGCTACTATAAACGCAACTATAAAAGGAGAAAATGCTAATAGCTACGTTACTTTATCTGAAGCTAACGATTATTTCGATACCTCCCCAGATTCTTCTACTTGGACTAATAAAACAGATGAT